AACTGTGTTTTTTAACACAAAATGTGTTCATGTGTCTAAGGGTTTAAATAGCGCAATTAATAAATTAAATAAATTAGGCGTTAAACAAAGTGATTTATTTTTTTAAGATGAATCACTGGATTAACGAAGGAAAACAAATATTAAATAAAAATAGAAATATGAAAACAAGTTTAGAAATAATGTTAGACGGCATAGCAAAAAAGAAATATAATGAAAAATATAAATATTGCACAAAAAAAGAACAAATGCAGTGTTTAATTTACTTAGATCAAGATTTAAAACTAATGCGACAAAAAGAACAAGTAGAAACCCATGTTAAAAAGTGCCTTACATGCATTCTAGCAATACTTCTTGTTGGCTTGGTAGGTATGGCTGTAATTAACTTTTTTTCGTAATGGACGGTTATTTAACGCCTTACGAGGAATTGGAATTTATGTGCAGTGTTTGTGAAAAACCATTAGCAAAGGATCAATATTATTGTTCTAATAGTTGTTTTGAAACTGACATGCGATGAATAAAGATTTAATAAAATATATATTATGCACTACTTTGTTGGTGTTTAGCATAAGGCAGTTGCATAATTATAACGACACAATAGGGTTTTTATTTTTAATTATCCTATTTTTTTCAGTTGCGTCTAATCGCAACACATAGTTTTTGATTAGTTTTTGTTAGTTAGAAAAAGCCAGGTAAAATTATTTATCTGGTTTTTTTGTATCTTATAGCTGTGGATAGCAATTTACTTGGCTGTACAGCTGAATATAAATTTGCCACTATGGCAATGGAAAGCGGATTGAAAGTTTCAATGCCCTTGCTGGATTCCTCACCTTATGATTGCATTGTTGAATTACCTAATTTTAAATTAAAAAAAATACAAATTAAATCTACTGCGAAGCCAGTCGTGCCGCGCGGAATACACGTTACCTTGCACACTACTAATAGATATTATAAATTAAATGAGGTTGATTACTTTGCAATATGGATTCAAGTTTTTTCTGGTTTTTTTATAATTAAAAATACTGGAACTAACAGCGCATTTAAATTTACCAGATATGGAAAATATTCAAATAATTTTAATAACTTTGCAATTATAGATTAATCTTTTTTCCCGATAGATTATTTTTATTCGTTTTCATTATAAAAGTGCTGCAAAAAATTGTGGCACTTTTTTTTTATCTTTACATAAAATAAATATTATGAAATTAAAAGCATTAATGTCATTAAATCATAAAGGTAAAATTTATGAGGTTGGCGAAGAAATTAAAGTTGACGAAGATAAGGTTCAAGTTTTTATAGACAAAGGTTGGGCAAGTAAAGAAGCTAAATCAAAAAAAAAAGAAACGAAAGAGTTTAAAAAAGAATCAATAGAAACTAAAGACGATGCGTCAGAATAAAATTAATACAACAACTGGGTCTGAAATAGTATCTACTAGCGATCTAAAATTATACGCTAGAATTGATACTACAGCTGACGATGCGCTTATAGCAAAAATGCTAGTGCAAGCCAGAATCTGGTGTGAAAATTATATTAGCAAAGACATTGTTGCTAAAAATAGAACTTATTACATTGATGAATCAAAAAGTGGCATGTTTGATTTACCTTTTGCGCCAGTTGCTAGTATAACATCAGTACACGTTGATAATGTGGCAACTACAGATTTTACAGTTTTAGGATTAGACAAAGAAACTATTGAATTAGATAATGGCCCATCAACTAATATAAAAGTAGTTTATGCAACAAGTGGTATTGATAATAATTTATTACAACAAGCAATTTTACAGCTAGCTGCAACTTATTATGAACACCGATCTGATATTTTTGATGGCAATTCTAAAATAGGTGTAGTTGAAATGCCAACAAGTGTAAAAAATATATTAAGTTCTTATAGATCAATGTTTATATAATGGACGCTGGAAAACTAAATGATAGAATCACAATAAAAAGATTAACTAGAATTAGCGATAATTTTGGTGGTTTTAATTCTACACTTTCTGACGTAAAAAGCGCATGGTGTGAGTTTAAACAAGTTTCTGGTGAAATAGAAATGGAAAATGGGAAACGTCAAAGAAGCATTGTTGCTGAATTGATATTAAGAAAAAAAACAGCTGACGACATTGTTGTTGGCGACATATTTGTTTTAGAGGGCCAAACTAATAAGTTTAGAATTAATGAAATGTTTGAATCAGAATTGAAATATTACATTAAAATTAAAGCAACAAAAGTAAATTAATGAATGCAACTGTAAAAATAAACCAAAGTGATTTAAACGAACTTAACAGAAAATTAGGTTTTTTTAAAAGTTTAGATAATAAGGTTTTGCCAACAGAATTAGCTAAGACAGCATTTGACATTTCAAGAATGGCAAAAAAAAGCGTAGCTGTTGACACTGGTGGTTTAAAGCAATCTATTACGCCAGTTATAAAAGGCAAAACTGTTAGCGTAGAAGTTAAAAAAAAATATGCGCCTTATATAGAATTCGGGACTGGTAGCTTAGTGAGTTTAGATGACATGTTAGAATTAGGAATACCCAGCACATACGCAATGCAATTTAAAGGCAAAGGGTTACGTGAGGTTAATTTGCCAGCAAGGCCATTTTTATTTAGTAGCGCCAGAATAGGTATGCGTAATTTAATTGATCGATTAACAAAAAGAATAGAAAAAATTAGATAATGTTAGAAGCAATACATTTTGTGCGTAAAGCAATAATAACAAAATTAACAAACAATGTTAGTATTGATTCTGCTAACGTTCCTGTTTATGGCCGAGTGCCAAATAACGCTAGTTTTCCTTACATTAGAATTTATTCAGTTTCCAATAGTGAAATAGATCAAAACGCTACACAATTTAATATGGAAACGATTACTAGAATAGAATGCGTAGCAAGATACGTTTCTGACGATGGTGGTGAATTAGATGTTAATTCAATGGTTTCGCAATGCTTAAATTTATTAAGAACAAGATCATCTAACTATATAAATTTATCATCAGACGGGTTTACTGTTTATACTAGCACAAGTGAAGGTATTACATATTTAGAAGATGATTTATCTGACCACACATACTATAGGGGCATAATAGAATTATCAAATCGTATAACACAAAATTAAAATGGCACAAAAATTAAGCGAACAAACGGAAGTAAGATTAGATTTAAAAACAATAGGCATTATTGTTGGTGGCGCAATATCATTAGCTAGCATGTATTTTGCACTAAAATCAGATATTGCAATAGCAAAAGAATTACCAGAGCCAGAGGTTTCCAAAATTGAGTGGTCTTATAAAGACGAATTAGTTAGGGGTGAAATATCAAACACAAACGAAAAAGTTGAAGGATTAGAAAAATCTGTTGGTGAAATTAAAGAACAATTAAATAAAATTGATGAGCGATTATATCAAATATCAAAGAATAGATAAATGAAAAAATTATGTGTAACAATTGCATTCTTAGTGACTTTTGTGAGTTTTGCGCAAAATAAAGATGACATAACAGTCATTTATTATAGTGCTAAATTTATACCAGATGTAAACATGTCAGATTATAATGATTATAATTTGCAAAAATTTTACATTGACAGTAAGCCAAAAGTTTTATCAAAAGAAAAAATTAAATATTTACCTACAATTATTTTATATAATGACGGTGAAGAAATATTAAAAATAGAAAGTGATATTAGTTTAAAGTTAAAACCAGAAAATTGGAGAGATATATTACAAGAGCAAATTGGAGATTTATTATCGCAACGCTTTTAACCTGTAATATATATGGACAATTCGAATCAGACAAACTAAGTCATTTTTTAGGCGGTTATTCTAGTGGCGCATTAGCTTATGAATACACCTATCAAAAAACTAAAAATAAAAACAAAGCGTTTGTAGGCGGTTTGCTAGGTTCATTAGTTGTTGGTTCGGCTAAAGAATTTTATGACAGCAAACAGCTTAATAATAGCTTTGACACTAATGATTTGCTAGCTACATTTACAGGTGGTTTAATTGTTAGTGTAACATTTAACATTTTAAAAAAAAATAAAAATGAAAAAATTAATAACAATCTTGTTCGCAATTATCGTAAGTATAAACGCAAACAGTCAAGAAAAAAAGAAAAATAATATATTTAAAAAAGTTTTTAAATATGCAACGCCTTATGTAAGTTATTCACAATCAAATAGTTTACAAGGATCACAAACATTTTATGTAACACAGGAATCAGAATTAATTGAAACTACTGTTAGAAACCCAGAAAATTTTGCATTTAATTTTGGTATAAGAAAATTAGCAAGATTTGGATATGAAGAAAAAGTTAATTTTTACGATGGTAACGAATCTAAAAATGTAACGCAAAACTCTAATGTAGGTAGCGTTGATGGTCTAGAATATTTGTTTAATGTATCTAATGGCCGCCAACAAGGTGTGGAATTTACAAATAGACAATATTTTGTAAGATATGTCGCTAAAAATTATATTATAAAAGCAGAGCATTTAAAAAATGAAATTGTAGATATAGAATACAACTCATTAGATTTAAGATTTAAATTACCTATTGGTAAAAGATTAAATTTTGCTATTGGCGCAATTGCAAGAACTAACCCAGTAGCTTATGGTCATAATCCAATACAAAAATATTTTGATGACGGCAATAATTGGTGGGATTTAAGTTACGCTATTGGTCACACCGATCAATTTTTTGAAATGACTGATGTGTTTACTGGCGAATCATTAGGTTACGACTATTTATGGTTTGATCAAAACGGCGTTCAAATAAGTTCATCAGACGAAGATTATAGACGATTACATTTTGGTAATATTGTAAATCAATTTAACGCCAATGAACTTGCACAAATAGGTGACTTTACTTATTTGTCTGGTATTGCTTCACTTGATTATTATTTTTATCGTAAAAATGTATGGGTTCATGCTTTTGCAAACGTTTTAAGTTACCATAAATTATTAGACGGTGATTCGCGCTATTCATATGATAATTTTATTGGTGACGATAAATGGTTTGATATTCAAGGCGGCATCATATTCGGTTTTCGTATAAACAAATGGTTTGGATTATTTAGTGAATATAATTACCAATCATATTGGGGCAAAGAATTACAAAGTATTAAAACAGGTATAAACATTAGATTATGATAGAATACATAAAGCATGCAACAGGTTTATGTGGTGAGCCACATGTAAGTTTATTATTAATTCTATTTGTTTATATAATAATTAATTTTAGGTATAATAAAATAAAAAAATATGACAAAGAATTTTAGCAAATCAGAATTTGAATCTAAGTGTGGTTGCGAAATGCCAGATGAAATTTATGTTAATGTTGTAAAGGTTGCAAATCAATTACAATATTTAAGAGGTGAAATAGGTAAACCAATAAGAGTAAATAGCGCATATAGATCGCCAGAACACAATGCAAAAGTTGGCGGTGTATCTAAGTCACAACATCTATTAGGTAAAGCTGCGGATATAGCTGTAAAAGGAATGCCAACAGAAATATTATATCAGTATATTGAGGACGCTATAAGTAATGGCGAAATGTTACAAGGTGGATTAGGTTTATACGATACGTTTGTTCATTACGATATTAGAGGAACAAAAGCAAGATGGGACTACAGAAAAAATAAATAATTATGAGTAAAAAAAATTTTAAAGAAAGCACTGTTGGTAAAATTATTTTAGGCGCTGCTAGCATGATTAATCCAACTTTGGGTAGTGTGTTACAAGGTGTTACAAGCCCAAAAGAAGCATTAGCTGAAATTAGTAAATCTGGTATTTCTGTTGACGATAAAATTAAATTACAGCAAATGATTTATGATCAACAAAATAAAGAAATACAGGCCATAACATCGCGCTGGAAAGCAGATTCAATGAGTGATTCATGGCTTTCTAAAAACGTACGACCACTAGTTTTGGTTTGGTGTATTGTAATATTTTCTTTTGCTGGCATTTTAGATAGTATAGAAACTATTCCATTTCATATTAACGACAATTGGAACGCTACATTTGAAAATGTAATGCTTTCAGTTGTTTTAGCTTATTTTGGCGGGCGGTCGAGTGAAAAAGCAATTAGCACTTTTAAAAAATAATGGCCAAAAGAAGCAAGCAAATAAACCCAATTCAATATAGAAAGTCACCAAAAAAAAGACCAGGAATACATTCTAAAAACAAATCACAATCACAACGAAAAAAGAAGTATCGCGGACAAGGTAAACATTGACTTTTAAATTTTGTAAATTTGTAAAAAATCACCAATGGCTACACTTACAGGAACTAAAATTAAAGATACTTATGATGGTCTGTTAAAAGTATCAGACAACGTAGGTTTAAATTCTACAAAAAAAATAATTACTGACGGATTAGGTAATAATTCTAGTGTTAAAATATCTACAAGTGATTTTGAGGTTGGTGGTTTTTTTTATGTAGATATTGACGGTAACTTACCTGATTCTAAAATTGGTATTGGTACAAGTTCGCCAACAGAAACTTTACACGTTGTTGGTGACTTCCGTTTAACAGCAAGGTTTTTTGACGGTAGCAATTCCGCTGG